TTGGCTCTACTAAACTCCATACGATCCACTAGTTTGACAGCATCACCACCAGTTGACCAAGCAGCCACATATCCTTCTGGAGTTGTTACTTTATAGCCACCATCGGCTGTATGTAAGAATGTGCCTAAGTCGTTCACCTGATTGAACTTGGCAATCAGTAGCATCTTGGCATCAATCAATAGATTTTGAAGCTGGAATATCTTCTTTAGATCGGAAGCATTCTGGCGATACCATCTAAGGATCATATCTCTTTCAGCCTTGCGCTTTGCTTTAGTCGCTGGCATCTTGGCGTCGTCTATTTGCTTTTGATACTTGTCGCCAACCCATTTGATTAGCTGTGCCGTATGGCCCGCACCCATATGTTCACCAGCACGAATGCGCTGATTATAGAAGGACATAATCTGGATTCTTTGTGTTTCGTTTGTAGCAATGAAGTTCATTAGTGAGGCAGGTATTGTTCTGAATAGTGAACCAGCTTGTGATAGAATGCCTGTTAGTCTAGCATTCTCTGCCTTTGTAAGAGTAGCACGACCAGTAACATCAACAAACTTATTTGATCTATACCACACATTTCGTGATGGATTGAAGTTATTTACATTGATATCAAAATGTGTCTGGAGAGTCTGCATCGTCTTGCCATGATATGTGGTATGAAATACGATACCAATCTTGGCCGCTCTGACTTGCTGTGCCAGTTTAGAATCGGCAGGAACAGCATATGTGATTGTATTAGGACGGAATGTGATATACTTCTTGCCGTCGATTGTCTCGTCCTTTAGTTCGCTTTTGGAGAACATAAAGTCGCCATGAACGATACCTTTGATGCCTAGTTCTGGTAGATACTTTAGAGCGGCAGACAGTTTATCAGCCAGACCGCCTTGGTGATTGGCTCTAACATCGGCTTCTGTATAGTTTAGTTTAGCATTCTTGGCGAAGATAGACTTTGAGCCAACAAAGAACTTTCCGTTTTCAGGATTGATACCGGCATAGATAGCAGGAGCGCCGTCGAACTTAGTTCTAAGAATAAGGCCGCCTCTTGCTTCTGATAGAGTCTGACCATCATCGGCAAACATATCTCTAAGGGAGATTAGGAACTGAATAGCGTTGCGAGTGCCAGCAACACCACCTTCCAGAACGGCGTCCTCAATATGTGTTAGATGGCGATCCTTTTCGGCCGCTGCTTCTGTAATATACTGTGAAAGTCTAATCACAAATGAATCCTCTTATTTGAATCTAACGATCTTAAACTTAGTATCGTTTGGATATTCTTGTGCTTTACTATTTCTTAGTTCGATTGTATATTCCGCAGAAGGTGTTGAACAGTAAATAGTAATCTGTTTTGATCCAGTGTTAGGATAGTTTACTTTTGTAACCGTCATGTTTTCGGTCAACGATTTTAATTTTGAACCATCCATCCAAAAAACTTTCCAATCGGTAGCATTTATCTTTCTCACATAAAAGTAATTCATACCCCACGCTCTTTCGAAAATAGCTTTCATCTCTTTTGGATTAGGTGTAGCAACTTTTAGCTTAGGACGTTTCTTTTTTATTTTATTTCTTTCATCAAAGCCTTCTTGGACTTTATTCAAATCAACACCAAAAGAGTTTAAAAACTTAGCACCAGCTGAATCAGGTTGTAAAGTTCCTGTAGCATCAAACAAAGAAGCAGCACCTGAGTAAGAACTAAATGTTGCTCCGTTCACATCTTTCAGTGAGATAAACCACTTTTTACTACGTGAATCCTCAATAACAATGTCACCAATAATTGCTCCCAAATCAGCAGTCGCTACTCCTTCTTTTTTCGTTGAACCTGTTCTTTGTGTCACAGATTTAATTTCATTTACGCCAAACGCAGGATTCGACTGAATGAGTTTTTCCACAAGTTGCTGATATGTTTTATTTACACCTTTACTTTTAAAGAATCTTGCCAGATCAGTGATAGTTTTCTTCTCGAAATTCTCACCTTTGTTGGCACCCTTTGCTATAACGGCATCGAACTTCATACTCTCATATGTAAAAGATACTGAAGGATATTTGCTACTATTTGGTGAAATATTATTATATGTTATTTTTGTGACGCCAGCAGCCTTTAAATCTTTCATGATTGCTGCCTTTAGCGCCTCGGACGTATCCTTACCAGTATTAATCAACTGTAATCTAAACTCTCTTACCATTGAGTTGGTCTTAGACGGCTTTCCTAGTTTTTGTGTAGGAGCCACTTGAAAGTTATACTTTTTAGAAACACTATTCAAGAGACCTGCAACTTCGCTTATAATAGTTTTCGAGTCTGGTTTCTTAACAGCCAAAAAAATACTCCTAATTTTATCATCTAGGAGTATTTAGTCTTTTTCTTATCAAATAGATCCACAGTCGAATAGCACCAACACATCTGTCATATATGTCTCGGATAGACCAAAAGTTCTTATTCAACTGTAGTCGCATTCTGTGATTGTCTTCTTCCAGTCTGGCAATAGTATATGCTGCCTTTCGTGGCACAGAATGACAATGGACTGAGTTGTGTTTCTCAACCCAGTCCGCTAGTTCATGTAGTTGTTCGATTAGTTCTTGATTGTCGCTCATTCTTCCTCAATAAACTTGATTAAGTCAGCGGGTTTCACCATGATGAACTTTTCGTTGGCATACTTCTTGGCAATCTTTTCGGCAACTCTCTTACTGGCTTCTTTTTGATTTTCCGCCCGCATTAGTGTCGCAGAAGTTTTTGCTTTTGCCAATTCTCTTTCTAGAGTAAGTATCTTATCCTCATAGCTTTTCTTTTCAAGAGGCTGAAAATTCTTCTGAAAGCCTAGCCAAAACTCACGGATAGCATCATCACGCCCGACGCCTACTGGTATGGCAATGTCTCCGGTTTTGAGATTTAAAGCTATATCACCCAGACTCGTTTGTATTGTAATATGTCTAGGTTGATCGTTTTGGATAGATGAGGTTATCATTGCGGATCCCGATGATACATCGACATCAAACGGTTCTCCATTATAGACAATCGACGGATTATATGGTGCGCCAACTGCTCCTGCCGCTCCTACAGAAGCCATCTTTAAAGCATTATCTAGTACCGTTTCTAAATCACCGTTGTTTCTAGCTATATCTATTCTATCAACAGTGACACCAGAAATATGACGATACGAATCTGTCATAACATCGTATGACCAATCTTTTCTCTTCTGTGCGGTTCTCAATGTTGTCATTATTCTATCACCTCAAAGATATGCCAAACAAGAGTTGTCCAACTTGATTGCTGAACCGTGCCAACATAAACATAATGCTTTCGTTCATAATCCTGCATTTCATATCCAGTGCCAAAGACATGAAACACATACTTACGTTTTTCTTTCTTGGGATTGACGACGGCCCAGAGGACAGGAATACTACCCTGCATCTGCAATGATAGTATCTGTGCTCCTCTGGGCATTTCAATCTCTGTCACCATATTATGATGAATATCCGTACCAAGCGGATACTTGTGAATCATCTTCATAACAAAAACTCCAGTTGTTAGATACGGGCAGCCTGGAAATGCATACCGTCAGGACGACGCTCCCAACGACCACCCCAAATCCAACCTTCTGCCTCAAATGCCTGAACGATTAGAGACTTTTCAGTGAAAGAATGCTTATTATATCCTGGCTTTTTACCAAGAGCGTTCCAAGGTGCGGCAATGTCAATAGCGACACCAAAGGCATGAGTAGAAAGAGAAGAACCGCCACGCATGTTACGGATGTTCCAGGTGCCAGAAAAGACATGTAGTTGCTGTGCCTTAATCTTATCATAATCTCTGCCATTCTCGTCCCACACATATGTTAGAACACGAACAAGAGAATCAGCACAGGACTTATTCATCCATGTCTTGGTGATCTTGATATCGTCCATCCACATGGTATATGGTAGATTGACCTGAACCATATGCTTTCTAAATGCTCCGCCGTAATCTGGTGTACCGAACTTGGCACGAAGTTCACGCTGGAGCGGCCATACGTTCTTCTTTAGTTTACCAGCAGTAGGGACCTTAGCGTCAGCCACAGTGTTGGTAACGTCAACAAACTTTGTTTCGTCAGCGTCTTTTACAGCAACATCGGTCGTGTATAGTTTACCGTCAAAAAGAAATACATCTTTGCCAGCTTTTCGTGCTTCGGCAAATGCCTGTTTGAATGTTTTAGCCATTAGTTTCTCCTATTCTTAGTTCGCAATCACTAGCAGGACAGTCAGCGGAGCCGATGTAAGTGATAACATACTCACAGCACCAATACTCACGATTGACTCTCGCCAACTCGGACACATTAACAATATATATCATTCTTCTTTCTTATGATGTTCGGAGCAAGTCATACGATATCCACCATCTTTGGTAGGCCAACCAGTGCTAATACTATTGAAGCAACCTGGTTCATCACACAAACTAAGAATCGGCTTGAGAACATCAATCTTTTCTTCTCTAACCTTTGCTCTAATGTTGTCGATTCTCTCCATATCAAACTCATTGGAGATTTCCATGCCGCCAGCCATATATAGTGGCACATAGGCGTCAGGACCAAATCCTAGGCGTTCATAGATTAGATAACGAAAAGAACCAGGATTATGAGCATGTTCCACGATATGTTTCATTACCCATGCGGTAACGGCCAGTTTCGTTTCATATGGACATTCTTCCACAAGGTCTTCTAGTGTTTTATCGCTCATTCTATCACCTCATATCCATCATCGCAAGTGTATATCGTTCGCTTTAGACCAAAGGCTGCTATAGCCCTTTCACAACCAGCACAAGGCTTTGCTAGACCCCACACAAACTTTTTGGTGAATGGCTTCTCTTTCTTCACTCTGGTGATATACAAGTCGCATTTAGAAAAATCATCCACATCAATCTCACGGAGCGCATTCTTGATGGCATCAATCTCGCTGTGAAGGAAGATCGCATGTTCATTCTTGGAATACTTCGCTTGGAGTGGATGCGACTTCATACTATTCATTCCAATGGAAATGATCTTATTATTCCAAACGACAGCAGCGGCAAACTTTTCCGTGGGGTTCGGATTAGCTGCCGCTATCTTTTCCAGAGTATGGAGAATGTTCTTATTGATCTTTCGCATTCTCATAATATAGCATAGATGATCTAGAAAGTCAATACCAAATTATTCTCTTGTCTTCCGTTACGATTCCGGGACCAGTCTTTGTCACCGCTGCCATATGAGTTCCCACATCTTTTCCAAAACCACGCCACTGCATTTGAACGATTCCAATTCCTTTGGCTTGAAATGATCTGGCACCAGCAGTCATCTTACCAAATGTCTGGTCATAAGCGATTTCCAAAACGTCTTTATAAACAGTATTACCAACATCAAATGTTTCATGGTGAGCAACGAAGTTTACGACTTGACGACCCTTTTCTGGCCAAATGAATGGTGTAGACTTGATTGCGGAGATTTGAAGTTCCTGATCGATTATGTCACCGACCTTCTGGACTTTACCCCATGGTATTTCTTTACCAGCAACAAAGGCAGTTGTTCTAAACTTTGTCCAGAACTGATACTTTTTGGCAGGATAGATATCGACCAACTCCATCACACCATTTGGATGATTGTAGTCCATAACCCATGTTGCTTTCCACTCACCGCCATGATAGTCTTCTTGATACACATAACGGTCGTTTGGCTTCGTGTAGAAAACATTACCAATAATCTTTTGATCGGCAGGATTATAATATTCGTGCTGAATAAGTTCGCCAGGTTTTGGCTGCGGCCAGTATTCTTTGATATCAAATGTTCTATACATCATCATTTTCCCTCTGTTGTTCACCTGAATAAACACCCCATTTTCCTAATGGGCAAGTTGCCCAAGGTAACAGAGTTTTATAATCCATAAAGCATCCACATTCCTTACATCTATTCGGACCACTTTCAAAGCGATCACACTTCCGGCAATGATCTAGTCTTTCTTCTGAAACTTTAAAACGCTCTTTAAAAATACCTTTGATAACAGGTTTTTTCTCCATTGTCTATTCTCCAATCATACTATATAATAGCGTTGGTATTTATATGGAGTGAAATATGACTAATAAAATTTACATCTCAATTGCCTCTTATCGTGATCCTGAACTTCTTCCAACCATCAAAGATTGTATCAAGCGGGCAGATGAACCTGAAAACCTGGTTTTTGGTATCGGTTGGCAGCACTCTGCCGAAGATGAATGGGATAACCTAGATGAATATAGAGATGATCCTAGATTCCGCATAATCGATATCCCTCACACTGAAAGTAACGGCACATGTTGGGCCAGAAATCTGGTACAACGTGAATACAAAGGAGAGGCATACACTCTACAGTTAGATTCGCACCATAGATTTGCAAAGGGATGGGATACAAAATGTAAGCAAATGATTAGTCAATTGCAGAATGAAGGTTACGAAAAGCCTTTGTTGACAGCATATTTACCATCATATAATCCAGAAAAAGATCCTGAGGAGAGAGTCAAAGAAATCTGGAAACTAACGTTCGATAGATTCATTCCTGAAGGCGCTATCTTTATGTTACCTGCGACACTAGAGAACTGGGAGAATAAAGAAGCACCCGTTCCAACTAGATTCTTTTCCGCACACTTTGTATTCACTCTAGGTAAATGGTGCGAAGAAGTTCAATATGATCCTAATTTGTATTTTCACGGCGAAGAAATTACATTGGCGGTAAGATCATATACTCATGGTTATGATCTATTCATACCAAATAAAATTGTAGCATGGCATGAATATACTCGTAAAGGCCGTATTCGCCATTGGGATGAAAATAAGAAATGGGAAGAATTGAACACCTCATCCCTAAGACGAGCCAAGAAACTGCTAGGTGTAGATAACATTGTCAATGATATAGATTTTCAGCAATACGGATTTGGTGATGTTAGAAGTAAAGAAGAATATGAAAGATTTGCCGGTATCAGATTTGGTGACCGTGCTGTTCAAAAGTTTACGCTAGATCATTTTGATCCGCCTAATCCGACATACGGTACAAAAGAAGCATACGATGAATCTTATCTTAATATTTTCAGACATTGTGTGGACATATACAAAGAGAGCATACCGGACATTGATTGGGACGGATGGGTCGTTGCTTTTGAAATGGAAGATGGCACTCCGATACACAGACATGATACCAATAAAGAAGAAATCGAAAGATTAAAAAATGACCCTGTGACAAAAGATGGAATGTGGTATAATCTTTGGAGAGAATTCCACACTAAGGTAGTTCCTGATAAGGTTGTGGTATGGCCTTATTCAAATGATCCTAGCATTGGTACGGATGGGTGGGGTCCTAGAATAGAAATAAAGATACCTAAGATCGTATAAAAAAGGGCGGGATTTCTCCCGCCCTTCATTTTTATTTTTGTATGTGTATATGATCAAAGTGGCCTGCTACCTTCCAAAGCACAGTATAACCTGCCGCTCTGGCTCTCGCAGCCAAGGCATCAAATCTCGATCTTGTCGAACGA